TCAATGCCGTTGAACTTTGAGGCGTAACCGCGGAAAACTCCCGCGTCTCCTTCTGTCTTCAGTTCCACATCATCGAGCGAAAGCGTCTTTTCAATAATCTGCGTCATATGCGCCTCACTGCTTAATTGGTTCCCCCAGCGGGGTCTGGCTGGTGTTTTTCTGCTCCCCAAGCTTGTCAAGCGGGACAAGATTGTTCTGGGCAGTCAGCGCGTCCGCGCCATCCACAACCGGAAGGTTCTCGAGCCGCCTCACCTCATTCCGTGTCATGAAGCCGTTCTGGAGTGCTTTGCTGTAGCTGTCATACCGACTGGCGATATTCGCTCTCTGAAGCGCGCTCATCTTGAACTCGCAATTAAGCGTCTCGCTTTCGAGAACCGTAAACAGCGTTTTCGTAAGCGTTTGTTCAAGGCCAGTGCAAAGCGGCTGAATCGTCGACCGATAAAAGCCTTCAATAATCTGCTCAAGCCCACTTGCCGCCGTACCGCCAGAGCTATTAAGAAGCGCGCTGGGAACACCAAACCACCTACCTATCTCCTCAATCCCAAACTGCCGGGTTTCCAGCAGCTGCGCGTCAGCGGCCGACATCGCGATCTGCTGATATTTCATATCCCCCGGAAGAACATGAAGCCAATCGCTTGAATTCCCGGTCACCGGCGGGAGATTCCCATATCGCTCCCTCAGCTGCCGAATCTGGTCTTCCGTCAGATCCTGGTCAATCATCAGCAGACCGGTCAGCTGGTTGCCATTACCGTACATCGTTGTGGCATTCTTCTGCGCATTCACAAGCTCTGCCGTGGTTGCCTGCATATACTCGAGCGTAGACAACCCCACAATGCCGTTCCCCAGCCCCTTCCAATGCAGAATTTTGTCGGCTCTGAACTCGTAGAGGTTCCCGTCCTTGTAATACTGATAGACAACCTCGCCATTTACCACACCGACCTCCATCTGGTCAGCGGCAAGAGGTGTCAGACTCACAAGCTGCCCCGCACCGTCCCTTGTAATGAGCGCATACGCATTCCCTCGAAGGAACCGATTCAGCCCCATCGCGAGCCAGAAATCATGCGGCGTCATATTGGCATTTGGCGCGCGGAGCACCTGCCACACTCGGCAATTCCGTTCTTCCTCCCGATTCCCATCAGAATCTCTGCGATAAACAACAATGGGCAGAGACGCTATTGTTTCCGCAAGCAGAGTGACGCATGACCATACTGCCGAAAGCTGAAGGCCATGGTCCGGCGGAATCGGACGGACGCCGCTGACGGCTGCCCCCGTTGGCAATCGGTTCTGGACCCCGGACGCGTCGCCGATAGGCGAGCCCCACCCCACCATATGGGCAATAGACCCAAAAATCGAGGATATCTTCATAATTTGAGAAACTCATTCAAATCCATTGCCCGGTGCTCGTCATTCAGCAATGCCCGGGAGAGCGCCATGATCCCTGCTACAACCCCGTCAATCTTGTTCTCCGGAGCGTCCTTCCTGGGATAAATGTTCTCCTTGACATCAACATGACAGACCACGTTGCTTACCATCCATGTAAGAACCGGGTCTCCGTTGAAATGCAGACGATGATCAAGTACCAATGCCTGAAACTGCTTCATAGGATCAGAAAGGTTCGCGACGGTCTGTTTGCAAAGCACCATAGGCACACCGTCATCGCTGAGTTCTTTCGAGAGCTGTACGGCCTGGAATGGGTCATAAGCCACTGATTGAACGGAGTAGCGCCCACAATCCTCAAGGATTGAATCTCGTATCTCGGCGAAATCCGTCACTGGACCTTCACAAACATGGAGATACCCCAAGTACTCCCACCCCTGGTATTGAGAATTCACCCCTCGTTCAATCGCCGTTCTTGGGAGCCAATAATCCCCAAACAGGTAATAGTGGCTGGAACCATCAATCTTTCTCTGGAAAATCTTCACCTTCGCCGTCATGTCGCTCGTAGACGCAAGGTCAAGCCCCAGCCAGCACGGCTCTCCGTCAAAATCCGACTCATCCAGACTTTCATCCGCGCAGGCATCCCACGCCTTCATGTCCATCCAGCCGACATCCGCGTTGCACCAGACATCAAGATGCTTCGTCTTGAAGTTGTTCTCAGCGCTGGGCGTCGCGATCGCTTTTGCCTGCAATGCCCGTATGACCTCAGGCCGGACAGACACTCCCCAGTTCGGGTTGGCTTTTGCCAGCGCCTCGTCACTCTTCCAGTCATCATCCGGATCCAGCGTGTAGATGATCCCAAAATAGGACTCGTCCTGAAGCGACCCTGAAAGAATCTTTGTTACGAGCGTGCGCTGCTCATAACAAATCCCCGTCCGGTCAACGCCTGCCGTTGTGATCGAAACCATTAGCGAATTTCTGCGCTTCCCCAGCGATGTCTCAACAACGTCGAAAACATCTCTCTTCTTATGCGCATGAAGTTCGTCAATAATGGCCAGATGCGTGTTCAGGCCATCCAAAGTAGACCCTTCCGCACTCTTCGCCTGAAAGGTTGAATTGGTCGCGGGGACATACAGTGCGTGCGCAGTAACCTCCAGCCCATACGCTTCCTGCAGCGCGCGATTACCCCGCGCCATCGTCTGCGCATCACCAAAGACGATTTTCGCCTGCTCCCGCGTTGTCGCGAAGCTATACACCTCTGCCCCGGGCTCGTGATCCGCACAAAGGCAGAAAAGCCCAATTCCCGACAGAAGCGTCGACTTGCCGTTCCCTCTCCCGACTTCCACATAGGCTGACCGGAATCGCCGATTACCCGCCTTCGCCTTCCACCCAAACAAGGTAGTCAGGAGAAAACATTGCCAGGGCTCTAGGTGAATCGCCCTGCCCGCTAACTCCCCCTTTGTGTGCGTCAGATTCTCAATGAACCAGCATGGCCGGGAAGCCTCTTTTTCGTCAAAGTAGTAGTCACCACCCTCGGCGCCCCATCGCCTCAGGTCATTTAACTGGCGCTGAACTGCCTGCTTCACAAAGGAACATGCGGGCACACTCCCATCCAATACGCCGCGCATGTACTCCTTGGCTATAGGCAACGTAATCAGGTTTCTTCATCAGGCTTCAAAAGGATTTTTCTCTAACAGCTCTTCTTCCTGCGCGGGCGCGTGCGCGCGGGAGACAGGGGTAAAACCAAGCTCTTTTTCAAGCTTGATCAGCGTCCCGACAAGAATCTGCATCGCTTGAAACTCCGGGCTGAGTTTCCTCCTCCCGGTCGTTTCTTCCTCATCAAAAAGGGCTCCATGCTCTACCGTTTTTGCCATCCGACGCCACAGAGCATACGTGCGGCACCATTGCTCAAGCGCCGGCCCGTCTACAACCGACAGCCGCCCCTTCGGCGCGTTCTTGACCGCAAGCGCCCATACCTCTTTTGCGTCTCCCGGAATCCCGACGGGAGGTTCTTCAGATAAAACACTCCCCGAAACCGGGTACGGCTTGGAAGAACGGCATTTCTGCAGCGTCCCTCTGGCCGATTTCTCCGCATCGGATTTTCTGAGCCTGGGCATATCCAAAAATTGAAAAGCACGCGTAAAAAATTGGTGAAGGGCGCGGTCTCAGGGGCTTTTGCGTCCAAAATCTGACCCGCCTCACCCCTGCTTCGTCAGCTCACCTTCTCCGATCCAATCAGTTTGACCAAGATGTTTGTTTTGCAATCACTGAGCCGGGACGACAGATTCAAAACATTGAGTTCCCGAAGCCGCCGTCCTCGCTGGCAGTCTTACGGCTGTGGCACGCATGGCACAGCGCCTGCCAGTTGTTCTGATCCCACATAAGCTTCTGGTTCCCCCGATGTGGAATGATGTGATCCACATCAGTTGCCTTAACCAGCAGCCCACGCTTCAGACACTCCTCACATAGTGGGTGTTCTTTCAGGAATGCCGCTCTGCGCTTCCGCCACTTAGAACCATAGCCACGTTCAGCGGAGGAGCCTTTGAATCTCTTCCGCCTTGCTTCGCGTTCCGCCGCCAGTTCTTTGCCCTTCTCTTTATGGCGGGCACAGTACTTATCAGACAGAGGGATAGCTTCCTGGCAGCCTGGGTAAGCGCAAATATGGAGAAGAGGCATACGATCTATGGTAAACCCTTGGCTTCCATAACAACGAGGCAAACAAAGAAAACAGCAAGACCGGCGGTCACCCCCCACAGGATCCCAACAATCATATTCTGCCTTGCCGCCATTCTCCCTAGCTCTTCTAAATTACGTCTCTGTGCTTCGTTTTCCATTTCATTCATCTTCCTTTCTAACGAAGCAATACGTAATTCCGCTTCCATTAGGTCGCGGCGAGATCCTGAGTAGGAGGTATCAACCACTGGCAAGATGTTCTCCCGCATAAAAAAATCCCCGGATCTGCGTACGGATCCGAGGATGGAGTTGTATATCCGGAGGAGTTAACCAGCACCTACACGCTGTTTCTTTCGGGCACAACAAGAGAGCCAACCGGCTCTCCAATCGTACTTCTTGCGTCTTTCGCTTACTGGTACCCCCAATTGTATCCCATTATTTTATTTTTTCAAGAGCAATCCCGAGCGTAGAACTCCAGGATATTAGAAAGCATGACCGAAGCGCTGTGAATCTCCTCATCGAACCTTCTTTTGCTTAGCCCCATCGCCCGGCCAATTCTTCCTACCGAGAGAGACGGGCGAAGGTAGAGCGCGCAAACCATAAGCCTGTACTTCTCCGGATAGAGTGGAGAACACAGCGCTCGCTCAACCCTGGCGGCGTCTTTTACATCTACAGGGCTGCAATCTTTCTCACACTCGTTCGCTATGCCCCTGCCTTCCGCTCCGTACAGGGCGATCATCTTCGCAAGCCACGATGCGCGTAAGCATGATCGGTCCCTGTAAACTCTCGCCCAGTTCTCAAGCCTTGCGTTCAGATCCCGGTCTTCGATCACGTATCTCTCCCGTCAGAACTCATCAACATCCCATCCACCGCCGTTCTTTTTGGCGCGCGGATAGACAACCTTCATCGCGAAAGGGAAGGAAGTCGCTACCACTTTGACCTTGCACTTCGCGTCGTCAAAGAAGACTCGCGGACTGCCCTTGACCTCATGCAGCTCCAGTCTCCCATCCGGCAGGAGAACCATGAAGTCCGGCGTGTACCAGCAAGTGCCATCAGCGACCTTCAGTTTCAAAGACTCAAACCAGTAGTCAGCCACTCTCCCGCTTTGTTTCTCTCCCTCCAGATACTGCGCGTAGCTGGACTCTGTGCGGTTAAGCTCTCCCTTCTTCATCCGGCCTTTCGCTCTGAGAGCCGTGAGGCCGTAGTTCTTGTGCTGCGTCTTAAAAAACATCCCTCAGTCCTCCTCCATCTCCACATGTGTATAAAGCTCGAGGACTTTCTTCAGGGTAGCTTTAGCGTCTTGAAGGTCCGGATACCCTTGGAGGTGTGGATACTTTTCGTAAAACTTGTAGTCACCTATGAATTGCTCAAGCGCGTAGATAATCGTCAAGAGATCATTCTGGCTCAGCTTTTTTGCCATACCTTCCTCCTCTCCCCATCAAAACGGGACATCCTCGTCAGGGGCAGATGCGGTGTTCCGCGGGATATCTCTCCCCTTCGCCGCAACGTACTGGGCTGTCGTAGTGGACGCAGCAGGCACCGTTCCCTGAGGCTTTGCCCCCAGCTGCAGGGACTCGCAGATAACCTCTGTCGCGTAACGCTCCACTCCCTGCTTATCGGTGTACTTCCGCGTATGCAGCCGCCCCTCGATATAGACCTCAGAGCCTTTCACGAGATACTGCTGAGCGACTCCCGCCGTTTTCCCAAAAACCACGACGTTATGCCACTCGGTCTCTTCTTTCTTTTCACCATCCCGGCCCTTGTATCGGCGGGTAGTGGCAAGCGCGAGGCGGCAGATTGCCAGCCCCTGCGCGTCGCTCGTCTTGGGGTCTCTCCCCAGGCGCCCCAGAAGGGTCACACGATTTACTGATGCCATGCTGTACTCCTATCCTTACCTTTGATACCGTTTCCCGGGGCGAGAAGGCACCTTCCTGCCCTCTATTCTCCCTCGCCGCCCTTCTGTACTGAAAATCTCATTTCGAAGCTCCTGGCGCGTTTAAATTAGGGTGAGAGAAAGAGGAAGCCTTTCCCTTCATCGCCGCCTCCCGTACGGCTCTCGCCCGGCAGGCTCTCTCCCGGCACTTCTCCTGCTGTTCGTGGCGCTTGGCTCTTTCCTTCTCCAGCTCCTCGACCGCTCCCGAGAGAGTCTCCGCGATAAATCTGTTTGAAATCATTTCTTCATGCCCTCAAAGCCACTCGTCGCCGCCCGCCACATCCAGAGCGTCCGCCTGATGAGATCTGGTGAGATCTGCCCCGCTCAGATTCTTCGGCATCAGCTCCATCAGCTGACGTTCAGGGGAAAGGCAGAACTGGCTGCTTCCTCTCTCGTACCAGAGTTTCTGTTTGGCGAGACGTCCGTTCTTTCTTTGCTTGTCGAGAAGAAGAACCGTGTCCGCGTCCTGATCCCAGCCGGCATTTTTGGTCTTCATGTCCTGCGCTTCTTTTCCTTCGGGAAATTCCGGAAAACAATCACCACGTTATCGGCAAGATTGCTGATATCGGCAGACCCGGAGATGGAGTAGCGGTCAGGAAGCTTTTCTTCGTCATGATCAGCGTTCGCTTTTCTGAGATGCGCTACAAGGTGGACGTGGACACCAGTCTCAACCGCGATCCGCTTCAGCTGCTCGGTAATGTGGCGCTGAGTCTGAAAGAGCTGATCGCTCGAGTGCCCGCCCGTCAGCATCATGAGGTTATCAACGAAGACATGCCGGCAGTGTTTGACAGCAGCGGCATAAGCCACTGCGTCAAGGGCATACCCGGGATCGATCGCCCCGCGGTTGCGGTATACCCAAGGTATACGAAGCGGTGCTGGAAGTCGCCCGCGAACTTGGCAGAGCCGGCATCGGGAAGCGATCCTCTGAAGGGCTGCGGTTCTCATACCGCTCGATTGAAGATGTGCTGGCGGCTTTAAACCCGCTTCTGTATCAGCACCATCTGATCATCTACCCAGAGCGAATTGACCAGGAGCCGGAGCAGTCCGTCAGCACTCGGGGCGGCGGTGTGCAGCGCCTTGTCCGGACGACGATTACATACCGTTTCGTAAGCACTGAAGACGGGAGCTCCTTTACCGCGCAGGCGCTCGGAGAAGGGCTTGACAGCAGCGATAAGGCAAGCGGCAAGGCGATGAGCTACGCGTTTAAGAGCGCGATGTTCCAGACCTTCTGCATCCCGGTTATCGGCATGCCAGACCCTGACGCCGAACAGGGAACCGAGATAGCCGCGGCGCCGGTCTCGCAGGATTTGCTGGACCGTGCCCGTGACGCCGCTATGAGCGGTCTCGAAGGATACAGAGCTTTCTTCAAGAGTGTCTCTCAAACTGAGAGAAAGAGCCTCGTCTCGTCAGGCGAGCACGAAAAATTAAAGGCATTTGCTGAAGGAGGAGAAGGAAATGCAGGCTGAATCACTTAGCCACGGAGACGCAAACCCACTCCAGCGAACCGCGAAGTGGTTCTCAGACCGTTGCGGCTGTCTCACGGCATCCCGCGCGGCTGACGCGCTGGCGATATCGGCGAAGACCGGGAAACCGCTCAAATCCAGGCAGGATCTGATTGATACACTGATCGCGGAACGGGCAACCGGAGTTGCGCAGAGTTCCGGGACGACCTGGGCGATGCAGTGGGGGATTGATCATGAAGCTGAGGCACGCGAGGCGTATGAAGCGGCTACAGGCGAGATGGTGGATCTGGTGGGCTTCATCCCGCACCCGGATATTCCTTGGTTTGGAGCGTCCCCGGATGGCTTGGTCGGCTCGGATGGGCTTGTAGAAATCAAATGCCCACAGACTGTCACGCATCTGCGCCGAGTGGCGGCAGGAGTCCCGGCTCCAGAGTACCTCCTGCAGATGGACGTGCAGTTAATCTGTACTGGCAGGAAATGGTGCGACTATGTTGACTATGACCCGCGGCTTGAGGCAAAGAATCCGGAGCTCACGCTTTTTATCCGGAGATATGAACCCGCCCCCGAACATCTTGCGGGGACGCTTGAGGCTTGTCGGGTATTCCTCGCGGAGGTCGACAGCCAATATAGGAAGCTCATGAATCTTGGAGAGAGGAGAGAACAAAATGTGTGAAGCGAAATTCTCAATTGAAATCGGGAATGGCAACCCGAAACTGCTGATCCGTGTTGGGGCTTTCAACACACTGCAGGGTGATTACGTGCTGAAAGATAAAGAGACGTGCGAGCGGCTGAAGGCTCTGATTGATCAGGCGGAGGACTTCTTCCCCTCTGAGGGCAAAGGCCTTAAGGAGAGCGGAAATGCCCGCCAGTAAGAAGCCTCGAAAGAAGCACCACCATAAAGTCACCTGGGCGAGCGCTGAGAAACATTGCAGTTTCCTGATCCGTGGTGAGGACTGGACGCCTGACATGCTGAATGATTTCGCGCAGGACTTCCTCTTCCCCCTGGACGCGATCTACTGGAGCAAAGGGGAGGATCCTTACATGAAAAGGCTTTTTGGGAGAACCAAGGATCAGCTCGTCATGGCGTGGGTGCTTGGGAATCTTCTCATCGAGCGGGATGAATACCGGGAGGTGATCGCTGAGGCGAATAAGTGCCTGCAGGCGGCGTTTAACTGCTGGCTGGATCACAAGAGGATACTTTACCCGCAGCTGAAGCGATGCAAGCACCTGATGCTTCAGCTTTTTGAGGCTATCACCTCGGTCTATCAACCACATGAAGTCAACACCTGCCACAGCCAGGAGTCTCGGAACCTCTGGGTTTTCGATAAGGCTGAAGCCGAACTGGACGGGATGCTGGGGCTTAAGGGGAAGGAGATCCACTATGCCTGAAGAAAAAATCAATCACCCGGCGCACTACAACCAGCTGCCGCACGAAGTCATCGAGATCGTTGCTGATCGGGATTTCTGTTCTGGGAACGTTGTGAAGTACCTGATGCGCGCCCCATATAAGGGGAATGCAGTTGATGACCTGAAAAAGGCGCGCTGGTATCTGATATGGCTCCTGGAGCATAACTACCCGATAGGCTCGCGCGATCTTTACCATAAGGAATACAGAATGACTTGTGAAAACGCTAATGCGATCAGCGGTCCTGGAGCCAAAGAAATCTCAAAAGCAATCAAGCTTTTTGTGTCCGGATATGGGGAGGAAGCTTTGGCCGCTATAGATAAAGCAATAGATGAACAGGAGAGCGAGAAATGAGGAAGCGTGGCAGAACAATCCCCCCGCTGGGGTTACTGATGGTGGATGTGAAAGAAGCCGCGGCCATGCTCTCGATTGGGGAAAGCACCGTGTGGAAAAAGGTGAAGGAAGATCCCTCGTTCCCTCAGCCCGTGCGCCTCAGCCCAAAGTGCACGAGGTTCAAGGTAGACGATATCAGGAAGTGGGTGAAATCCGTCGGGACGGGAGTCTCAGCGTGAGTTTTACCCAATTACATAAGAGAGAATAATGGTGAGCGAAACCCCATTCTTTCCTTGCATTCCTGCATTTGGGTAATAAGCTAGAAAAATTTCTGCCCTGACGATATTGCTGGCTTCATCTGTTGTCATAGTTGTTGTCATAGTTTACTGCTTGGGCAAGAAATTCTTTAAACATGGGATCTGCCATCCGGGACTTTGCGTCGAAGGTGGGAACGACTAGCTGAAGAATTAACGGCAGGGTATTGTGTAAATCTTGAAAAGCGGTGGGCGAACCGGTAACTTTAGCAAGAAATGTCACGCCATCGATTTCTCTCACTGTTGGCAAACCTGTGGCTGTCGTTCCTGTAATATTGGAAGAGGGGGTAAATTCTTTGTCGAAATGAGACTTACACAGTATTTCCACGAGGTAGCAAGTGTAGCCTTCGTACTTACCCGCTTTGCTTTGTAGCGTTAACATGGTTCGGAAAACCTTATCCCGGTCACTAGCTTTAATCGTATTGAATTTATTTTTTATTTCAGCATAGATCTTCTCGGTAGGATTTATGACATCAATCACTCTGCCTACTTTCTGGTTTTGCCATCCTTTTATAAAACCTATTACCTCTTGATGGAAATCACCGATAGCATTCTGCAAAGTTTTTTGCTGTTGCCTGCGACGCTCAGAGATACGCCACTCCTTGTAATTCATGCCTGTAATGGCCATATCGAAAAGAGCGGAGAAAGGGTCAATGATGTTCTCTTTATCTGGTTTGAGCTTGTTGGAACGTTTAACAACGTTCTGGACACAAGCGGTCAGATCCTCACGAGAGATCCAAGAAAGAGGCCAAGGGTTAAGGAGATCCTCTATTTGTTCTTTTGTGTACATAGCCGAAACGGAGATAATTATTTTCTCTATGATATCGCCAAATAAGGGGGGGGGGGAATACACATTTTTTCCAAATAACCATTGCATAATGCAAAGGTTATTAGTAGAATTGCGACTAGTTACCTTTAGAAGGGAAATTTATGCCTTATATAACTGCACACGAAGCAGGTAGGGAACTTGGGATCTCCACCGATACAATTCGCCGCTGGGAAAAAAAAGGGTTAATTAAAGCATTACGCAATAAAAAAAAATACCGTATTTTTGATATTAAAGAAATAAAACGGTTACATGACAAACTAAATGGAAGTCATGTAGATAATTACCGTATTTTGAAATGCGATAAACGATCTCCCTACAAATGTATTGAATTATTTGCAGGGGCGGGAGGAACGGCTCTTGGAATGGAAAATGCCGGTCTGAACCATATCCTTCTCAATGAACTTGACAAAAATGCCGCTGCTACGCTGAGGTACAACTTTGGCAAGAATATTGTCATTGAAGGCGATGTACACGGGATGGATTTTTGCTCTTATCGCGATAAAGTAGATGTAGTACAAGCCGGATTCCCTTGTCAGGCTTTTTCCTATGCGGGGAACCGCAAAGGCTTTGAAGAAGCGAGAGGGACGCTGTTCTTTGAGTTCGCTCGGTGTGTTAAGGAAACACGGCCGAAAATTGCTGTTGGTGAGAATGTCAGAGGGCTTGTCAATCACGACGGAGGGCGCACTCTCAAAACAATGATACGAACCCTCGATGAACTCGGTTACCGCGTCCAGTACAAAGTACTGCGCTCTCAGTATCTAGACGTCCCGCAAAAGCGTGAACGTTTGGTAATATTAGCCGTTCGAAAAGACCTTGATATCCCTTTTATTTTCCCTAAAGAGAAAGATTACACCATTTCCTTGAGAGAAGCGTTAAAGAATTGCCCTGAATCCGATGGTCAGAAATACCCGGAAAAAAAACGTGCTGTTATGGAGATGGTTCCAGAAGGAGGTTATTGGAAGGATTTGCCGATAGAGGTACAAAAATCGTACATGGGCGGGAGTTACCACCTCCCAGGCGGGAAGACGGGAATGGCCAGACGCCTTGCATGGGATGAGCCAAGCCTAACACTTACTTGTTCTCCCGCACAAAAGCAGACAGAGCGGTGTCATCCAACCGAGACAAGGCCTCTCACGGTTCGGGAGTACGCCAGAATCCAGACGTTTCCAGATAACTGGAAGTTTGCTGGGAGCCTAGCCAGCCAATACAAACAAATTGGCAATGCAGTTCCTGTCAATCTCGGCTATCACATTGGTCGTTGTGTAATCGCGATGCTCACGGGGAACGTAGATGAAGATATGGAAGTAGTTAAGGCTCCTATTCCAGTGGAATAACCTAGGCAAGCACTCACCTCACTGAGAGGTTCTCCAGTGGTTTTCATTTCCTGTTATAACTAGCTTTAAGCAGACATAGCCACGTACACGGAGCCTTATCAACCAAACGGCAGAAAGTCCGTGGCTAATTGCCACGGACTCTTTTTTGGTCAATCCTCTCAAAGTTTTACCAAAGAGAAACAAAACTTCCCCCAGGCATTGTAGACCTCACGCATATCACCCAGAGCCTGCTCCCGATCGTACGCGCACTGGTAGGACTCGTTGCGGTGATCTAAGCAGCTTTCTCTCAGATCGCGCGAGAACGGCTTGTGGGAGTATCCCTTGGCATCCTTGGCCCAGGTATTGAAAGTTGCCCGCGCGAGCCCGTGGAGGGTCACTATACGGGGTTTGCCGGTCTTCGCATGGAACTGGTCGGGGTCTACCCAGCCAATCCCGTCAATTCTTTTCTGTTTATCGTGCATGCGCTTAATCAGCGCCCGGACAGAATCACGGGAAAAAGGAGAATTTCTCCCCTTGTTCACATTGGGGAAAATATAGGAATCTGGAGATCCCCCTACCCGTGGGGCTGATTCCAGCAGCTGAACGGCTTCTAGGCAAAGCGGTGTTTTGCGGTCAAAGGGAATCTTTTCGCTCTTCACCTTCATGCGGGCACGAGGAATAACGTGCAGCCACCTCCCATCATCATCCTGCTGGATTTCCCCCCATGTTGCTTCACGCGCTGTTGTGTTGCGCGCTGAAGTAAGGATCGCGAATGCAAGACAGCGGGCCGTCTGACTAACCGGGACAAGCTGCATAAGTGCCTTAAAGAAAGCCGGCATACGTTTCGGCGGCAGTGCCGGCTCGTGCCCGCCTTCCGGTCGATTTAGTGGCAGCAAATCCCCTAAACGCCCGTCCACCACCTGGCACGGGTTAACCATCGGCGGGATCATCTCCGAGCGTATTGCCCAATCAATCGCTCTTTTAGCGTCGCTAAGGATCCTTTCGGGCGTGTCAATCATGGTTCCCCACTTTTCCCCCAGGGCATCACAGAACATCTGAGGTTTCAGGTCTACAACCGGGCAGTCTCTGATTTCTTTAGGGATGTGATTCCTGAAAAAGCCATCCCAAACCAGATCGCGGGATTTTTCAGCGTTTTTCCACCTCCCCCTCTTTGTGTTGAACTCAATCCACTTCCAGATAAGTTTTTCAAAGGTTAGTGCGTCCTCCTCTTTTTGAGGTGCCGGGGAGGGGCGTAGCGCGTCTCTGGCCGCTTTCTCCTGCTCAGATGGGTCAATCCCTTCCGCTATCAGTTTCCTCCATCTGAGCCCCTTCTCGAAGGCCTCAGCGAGTGACATTTCGGGATACTTCCCGAGAGTAAAGACCCGCTTCAAACCACGATCCCGAAGCAGGAAATAACGGGCATATGTCCCGTCCTTGAGCTTCCTGACTCCAACATAAAGCCCGGGGACAATCCCGCATGAAGCGTCAGCCGTCAGGGCTTTCAAACGCTTGTCAGTCATCCTGTTTGCCACGCGCATAACGCTCAATCTCCGTAATCAAATGTTTTTAAATAAAAAATACAGTTATTACCACAAAAAATTCCGTTATGTTTGGGGAGAAATTGAAGTTTCCCCGCTCATTTGTGGTAATGATTGTGGCATAGATTCTTAGATAATGACACGCCTTACGGAGAGGATTAGAGGCAAAGACAACACGCGTATTGTGTCTTAAGCTCTTGTTTTTATTGAGTTGTCGTAGACGAATACAAAGAAAAAGGAGGCAACTTTCGTTG